ACCTATAAAAGCAAGCGCTCCCGGATTTCCTGAAGCAAGGTCTATTAAATTATCTCTAGTCATTCTTACCACCTTTCATCTTCCTCATCTTCTTCTGTATCAAAATCAAATTCTGTGTCATCTATAAGCGCGTAACCAATTACAAACTCACTCTTAAATCTACCCTTCAAAATCCCAGAATCATATACATTTAAGTAGTCATCTTTCCACTGCACTATATCCCCGCTAACAGGAACAGAACCATTATCCTTTAATACAACTAAAGTCATCTGTATATCTCCCTTTTAATTTATCCAATAGACTGTTGGCTGACCGTTATAACCCTTAGTAAATTGCGCCCACATATAAGCAACCGCACTTCCATTCATATGCTCAAAATCTCCATTTTTCGCACATTTAATTCGCCCAGTTGATACATATATGGCCTTTAATTGCTTAGTGTCAAACAATTTTCTGCGCGCTTTACCCTCTAAGAATTGAACTTTAACAAACATCCATGCACTATGTCCCTCAGTCAAAAGTTCCAGCGCATGTTCACAAAATTCCAAAGCAAACTTATAAGGTGGATTAGTTAAGATATCCCCATCCCATATGTCTTTACATGCAAGAAAGTCCACCCCCCCCGCACAAAAACCGCGATATACAAGATCTGTAGACTTTACATTGTAGCCAAGTTCAATAAGTCTTTTAGATAAATGTCCTTCACCTGCTGCAATTTCCCATATGTTTTTATCAAGTTTTGCTTTTTCTAGCAAGCAATCAATTGCTTTTGGTTCAGTAGCATAATAGTCATGCTCAGCACGTTCTTCCTCACAGTGGTTTGACGCAGCAAGCATTTTCATTACACTATTCGTATCACCTATCCAATCAGTCATCTATTTTCGCCTTTCTTGGTTCCTCAATTTCATTGAAATATCTCCAAGTTTTATACAAAGCATAAGATATAGGTTTTTGAATATAAACATTCTTATCAGCCCTTTTAAAATTATCTTTTAACATCTTTATCGCATCTCTTATTTCCATAGAAATCACCAAATAAGTTAATATACGGAATCGTGTATGTATATTCTTTTCCACACTTAACGCAAAAATTAGTGAAATGTACAATGTAAGTATCATCAATATTACTTTGCAAATTTGAAGCCTTATATCTATGACCACCTGTTAAAAAACACATTATCTTATTCATTTGGCGAAGGCATCTTTCCTACATACTTTTCAATAGGTTTCCATAAGTGCAAACAGTTCTCCATAATATTTACGTATTCTTTCTTCTTAGGATGAATCTGGTAAACTTCCTCATCCTCTTTCCAGCACGCATCCTTAAGCTCACACATCATAGGCCATGTTGGAAGACCATTACTGCCGCATATAGATACATGTTCCCAACCACCATTAAACGAAACAACAATCGAAGTCTTTCCCAGTTTTCCGTGTAAATTAGTAAAGCAAAGTCCATATAAAGCTTCTTCCGCTAATTTGTACCCACGTTTGGCTAAATTCTTTTTGATATCTTCTACTGCTCTCATTTCTTCCTCTCCAACAATTCAATTACTGCGTAAATCTCTGCAACAATTTCATCCCTAGTCCACTCTTTCCCCTCAATTGAAGGTCCAAACGAATAAACCATTTTATCTCCATAATGTTCATAATCCCAGCCGATGTAATATTTATCATCTTCTAAGAAGTCATCGTCGCTTCTTTTCTTACCGCCATAGCACTTGAAAGTAATACCACCATGCACCGGAATTTCATCTGCAAATTCATCTGTAATACCGGAATCCATTTCAATATATGCAACTGGTCCAAAAACAAACCCTATCTCATATCTATGGTTTTTATATTGGCCTATCTCAATTACGTGGAACCCCTCATCATACTTCTTATACGCTTCTTCTAATGTCATCTTCTCCCCCTTTATAAATTGTTTTAAAACTTGTATCTGACTCACGCTTACAATTGTGATAAAGCATCTGCATTAAAGCATCCCATCTCTTTTCCTGACTTCTTGTTGGTTCCTTCCCAATAACAAGAGAAAAGAACTTCTTTTCTGTTTCTGTCATTATTCCCACCCTACCTTCCTAACAAGTCTCTTACCTGCTAAATAATCAGCACGCGCTTTTGACATATAAATACGCTGCTTCGGAAAAACCATTCTGTTAAGGTCAATATCCTTATACATAACAAGAATCTCAACTAAAACTTTCTCATCTAAGACATATTTCTGTTTAGGTGTCGTGTTACCCAAAAGCCCGCGCCACTTGTCAATGACTGACTGGTTATCATATTCATAATCAAATTTAGGAATATCCAGCAGCTTCTTAACATCAAAATTCATATCCAAAGGCACTATATATCCATGCTTCTTGTCTTCAACTCCAAGTTCCTTAAGAACAGGTAAATCAGTACTCAAAATCGCGGTTCCTAAAGTAAGTGCCTCAACTAAGCTAAAGCAAAAAGCTTCCGCATCACTTAGCTGTACAAGATAATCTGCTTTCTTTATGTAACTTTGAATATCATATGTAGCCGGCATATTTATAAATCCGTATGAATTAACATTTAGCTTACTATCTGCAAAGTTAAGCCACACATATTTAATACCCGCATCATCAAGCATCTTAGCAAGCTTAATCATCCTTGCATCGTTATCGCCTTTATCCCTGGCATTAACCCTAGTCGCTGACACGAGGAACAAACAATCTTTATCATCTTTATGAAGAACATTGTGAATAACTTTTGCATCTTTAGCTACATTGCCCCAAGACTCTTTAGCAACTTGAGAAACACAAATTACTTCATCCCTTCCTGATGGTATTGATACTGTCTTTTGTTTACACGCGTGACACATCTGTACTGACTTCTTATAAGATATGTTTGGAGGCAAAATATCTGTCAATCTGTTAAGAATAAGAGTATCGCATACATATTCTCTATCCTTTACATACCTCATAACAGGAACTAACTTTTTAAGCCGCTCAATTTGCGGCTCATCAAGATTTTCATAAAGAACTAAGATATCATAGTATTCATGCATCTCTGCACAGAAGTTATATATAAAAGTCGGAATCCCCCCTATAGTGTTCGCAAAAGACACATATAAGAGAACTTGAGTCTTAATAGGTGGAACTATTACTGTCACTCGCGGACACGGTTCACCTCTAAGATCATGACACCACATGTTTGAAGCTTTCTTGACTCTGCAATACTTCTTTAGCTCCGGAAGCTCGCAGTTATCTGTAAAAAGCCACACCTCATTCATTTCATCCTCATGTTTTATCTCTTCTAGTAAGTCAGTCATATTCGCCCTTACATGAGGCACATTATAAATAATCCTCTTACTATTCATAAGCCCTTTTTTGAACCTCTTAACCTTGCTGTCTTCAACTGCTGTCCTGTAGAAGTACATAAACTCAGGTATGAACGTAACAGTATATTCTTTTGTGTTATCCAAATATCCAAGTCTTCTAGAAAAGTCCTCATCCTCTGTAGAATCCTTCTTCTCATTGAAGCGCGTATCACCTATGAAGCTCCGTTTAAAAGCACGCGTACACACAGATGGATTACTAAGCCTTGCGCCTTCCTTCAACTGGTATTCATACTGCTGGCCTTCTCCTTTAATAGAGCGCCACGAAAACTCTATAACATCGTGTCCTTCATCAATAGCTTTTAGGAGTCTGTCTAAATAATAATCTGGTACTATATCATCTGCATCAATAAATGTTATGTACTCACCTACTGCATAATCGAGTCCAAGGTTGCGCGCCGTTGACACACCACCGTTTTGTTTTCTATAAACTTTTAACCACTTATAATCAGACGTAAAAGGTATTTCAGAACCATCATCAACTAAAATGACCTCAACTTCTTTTCTCATTTGCTTGTCTAATATCTCAAGCAATTCTCCTACGTACTGATGCAGGTTATAAAAACTTATTATTATTGAAAGTTTCATGGATACCTCTATTTTTTTAGAATTTAGAGACTATTTTTTTAGAATCTAGCAACTAAGAAATCAGTCGTCCCATATGTCAATATCGTAGTGGTCTTCCCCATCATAGTGATTATAGTAATGAAAACCATCCATTATAGGCTTATTACATTTAATACAAATATCCCAGTATCCTGTATCATCTTCTGCTGAAGTATGACCTTTTCTATCCTTGCAATGGCAATAGTCACTATCTTTTAACTCACGTCCAAAAAATTCCATTATTCCTTACCTCTTACTCTGTTTAAAATTATCTTCCCCACAACTTCTTCTACATCTCCATAAGCCACCCAGGAATGTCCATCATGATTTATCCCACTCATGTAAAGCCTATCCATAAGCCCCTTCTCATACTCAGTCATAAACTCATAAGCCTCAATATATTCCTTCCTACTCATCTCCCTGTTCTCCTTTGTCGCTTTATCTCCTAACTCAATATTCCTACTACCATACGAATACTCATAAGCTGTATGACAATAAGGACATTTATAATATTCCTCTACTATTTTGTCGTTTAGCTCATAGTACGTGCTATATATATCACGATTACAATAATCACACCTGACTATTCTATATTTTCGTTCTGGCATAATTCTCCTAAACTATCATTGTCTTCTAACAAAACCAATTATCTTATATCCATTCTCAAGACCCTCTAAATCATCATCTACTGATGTGATTAACCCCTTAAGGACTCTTCCTGATGCTTCCCCGTTTTCAAATTCATGAAACTCAACTCTTTCTAATGGCCTATACTCCTTTTCTGACTTCCTGATGATAAATTGCCTGTTTTTTAACTCATCGAAATCTCGTTTTTCGACGCGGAACTTGTAAACAATCATAATCTCACCTCATAGAAATACGCGCAGTCTAGATCAGAAGGACTTTCTATTATCTTCCCTTTCCTTCTAGTAAAGTAATTTCTCCAAAACTTAAGCGCAGGTTTATTGTTCTTAAGCACATAATACGTATAAATCCCCTTATTCTTACTGATGAAATCATCTAAGAACCTTGTAAGATATCCCTTATTTCTATACTCCGGCTTTACATATGTCTCTGCTATGTGATACTCAATCTCACTGGCCTTTACTATTATGATGAATCCTATGTACTTATCCCCTTCTATGAAATTATGAACACTTTCTTTGTCAAAACTCCCATAATACCTATAAACGTCAAAGATATTATGCTCTTTTTCATCTACATATGCTCCAAGCTCCCTGTCATAATCAAACGCAGCATTCATATATTCATCTAAGATGTTCATTTATCTATTTTCTCCATAAGCTCCTTTAACCTCTCAATCTCTTCTGGTGTAAGCTCCCTATCCTTCTTTAAATACTTATCCATTAAAGGTTTTAGAGTCTCAATAAACTTCTCCATTTGCATCATGAAGTAATATCTGTCACTCATTGACCCGCGCTGTGCTAATGCCTCACATAGTTTTGATAAGTTTAAAATACCATCATCCATTTAATAGTCCCTCCAATATCTCTGCTTTATACTTCGCCGCACGTCTCCGTAGTTCTGTCATTACATAAAATGGAAGCATATCTACTGGGAAAAAATCTCCTACGACAATCGTATATTTCTCCCCTTCTTTTTCCAATTTACAGCATTTCTCTTGAACGTTTAGCAACTTGTTTGTCTCATACAATGTATCAAAATCAAAGCTCTTAGCTTGAAAAATCTCACTCGTTGGCGCGCACTGCCACCTCTCACCTCTAAACACAAGCTCTCCTCTTTGTATCTGCGTAAAAAGCACGTCTAGTAACGCAAGCTTTCCTACTTTGTTCGCTTTCCCTATATCATCTAAAACGCTCTCTTTTTCCTTTGATAGCATTATTGCCATTTTCACCCCTCCACATGGGACCATCTAAAACAGCTTTCGTTATCTCTTCTATAGCTGCCCTTATCTGCGAATCCGGATACTGTTTTCTCTTAAATACCTCTAATAGCCTATCTATGCCATAATACCCAAGCTTATCTTTTCCGTTGTCATATTTTAAATAGTACTTCCCTGACCTCTTCTCTATTATCCCTGCTTTTAGAAGTGTACTTATAAGGTTACGCACTTCCTCACTCGTTGACCCGAATAGTTGCTCCCTTATGTACCCTGATGCAGTCTCCCTGCCTCTTAATACATCTAATCTATCTACCTCATCTTCCGACAATGCTATAAATATCTTTTGTGTTCTTCTCATATCAACACCAGTCCGCTTGCCTTCTAGGGTTATAGTTTGGCCCTTCCTCTATCTGACTTACTATCGTCTCTACTATGTCCTTTATT